ATTTGCCAGCCTTTTGTGGCAGTTGTAAAGATTAGTGTTACACATTGATTGTTTGAAGTTAAATCTAAATCAGATGTACCACCTTGAATGTTTGATCCGTTTCTTCCAACTATACATTTGTTAGTTCCAAAACCATTAGATGCAGATACATCCATAATAGTTACTTCATCGCCTTGTGATGGTGATGCAGGAAGTGTAATTGTTACAATGTTAGCAACAGTGTCAACACCGATTTGATCTCCAGCAACTGCTGTGTATGCTGTTTTGCTAGCTGCAGTTACTTCTGTAAATCCTTTTTCCATCATGGCTAAAGTTGTAGCTGGAACACTACCTCTAGAATAAACTAAAACTTTTGCACCTTCTGGAAGAGGCACTTGTGTAGATGCGCTTTGACCCGTTGTAAGTAAAGTCACTGTATAACTATCACCGGCTCCACCTCTAGTAGTTCCGTCTTCTACAAAAAATACTCTATTAGCATTACCACCAGATGTAGTTGCTGGCATTGTTAAACTAGCATTACCAGATAAAGTTCCTGTAACTTTTATATAAAGATTTTTACCATTCGCGGTCGCCGATCCATCTGATAAATCTAAGTTAACATTACCAGAACTTAAAGTTACTTCTACATAACCTGACGTTGCTGTTTGTAATAATTG